CTAATGAAGACGAACGGACTATTGGCCTTCAAGCGTTTAGAAACCAATTTAAGAGCATGGAGCAAACAATCACGAATATTGAACAAGCAGATCTAAAAAACTGGCAAGAATCACTAAAAATCGCAAAATAAGGAGAATGAACAATGAGTATGGATAAATTGTACATTGATAAACAAACAAAAACAGTGGGTGTAGAGTTACCTAAATATGGGGAAATTATCCTGATCGTAAAAGATGGTCAAGTAGTCAGATATGAGACGAAAACAACAAATAAATTAGAATGAAAAAGTGTGTTAAAAGCTGATATATCAACGTTTTGTAAAGATTTTATCGCTCAAATATGGTATAATAAAGACAACTTAATAATAATATCTGATTAGGAAGAACCAACGGATATGAGACGAAAAAAGCCAGTAATATGGCAGACGTCTCGTGTCCGTTTTTTATTATTAGTTGTCCTTTGAAAACTGTATACTGCGGTTGCTGAAAAAGCCGTCCTAGATGATGACAATCCCAAGCTAGACCAACGATCAAAGCCGCAACATAATAGAATACTGTTTTTTAGGAGGGAAGCATGGATAGTGAATACAATTTAAACCGCTATTTGAACATAGAGGCTTATATCAGAAAGCTGGAAGAAGAAAAACGATTAATCAGGCAAGAACTTTATTGCCAAAGCCTATGCACAGGAATTGCCTATGATGAAATTGCTATCCATGCAAAAGCTCCCAAGATTGATTATTTAGTAGCAGATAACGTTGAAGCGTGTATGCTCATTGACAAGCGGATAGAGCGTTGGAAGTTTAGGCACAAACATTTTATGCACTTCTTAAATGAATTGCCTATAACTGAACGTGAGAGCCTTTTAAAAGGGATTGGAAGCCCATCGTTGAAACAGAAAGCACTAGATGAAATATACGAGATAGAAACAGCTATGGCGTTCAGATATGAATGGGAAGTTCCGCAAGAAAAGGTTGAACTAACAGACGATTTGTTTTCGAATATTGCACTAATGGCGGAGGTGTTTGGATAGTGAGTTATGATTTCGAGATTCGTCCAAAGTGGATACTCACACAATGGAAGGCCTTTGTGGTAAATAGAAATCATTTAAAAGAGGGGAATACAGCAGGATATGCTCGTTTGCTATTTACTGCTTTAAAAGAGCTGCCAAAAGAAGATGTTTTAATTCTTTCTGAAAAGTATTACGAAACTGAACAAGGTGCCAACTTTAGTTATATGCATAACGGTTATCGAACTTATATACCTATAACAGATAAGGTATTGGCTGACCGAAGAGGAATATCTGTTCTTGAATATCGAAAAATCAGGAGCAAGTCGGAGGCGAAACTGCAGGCTATTATCAATCGGCTGAGAAAAGAGTTTATCGAAATTGATGCTGACGAACTTGAGGAATACATTCTAGGCGTTGGGACTATTTATTTGAAGGACTACAAAATCATTAGCGGCAATCGCGCGGATCCAGATTCTTATATCTTCACGCAAGATAGGTCCAAAGCGAAAAGATTCAAACAGGACTCTACACAGGGGCGCCAGCTAAAGATGTACCTTCGATTAAAGAAAATGGAACCTCGAGACGAGTATATAAAATTTATTGATATATGGTTTGACTGATTAAGCAGAAAGGAAAGTGTAAATGACTATTGTAGAGATTATGAAGACACGCAAAATCAAACAGAAGCATTTGTGCGAAGTCACAGGGCTAAGTCCTGAGCAAGTGGAGAATGCTCTAAATGAGGATCAGGATGGATTGTTATCTGATAAGAAGAAGTTGGTTTTGCTTAAAGGCATTTGTACCGCTGAGTTTAAACGCAAAGCAATGCTCACATTTGTAGCAAAGAACACAAATGGGTTAGATCCTGATACTCGTAAGAAAGTAGAGGAGTTGGCAAATGAAAACAGAAGATGATTTCTTTAGCTATAGAGAATGGGAGAAATACCTGGAAGAACAACAAATGAAGCAAGAGCTGGACGGAAATCCAGATGCTATTAAAAAGCTATCGCTGGTTGAATTAAATAAGCTGATCGAGGAAGACAGTACAAATGAAATTGCCATCGAGCGCCGCAGAGAGTTGTTGGCTCAATATAAGAAAGAACGAGTAACACAGATCAAAGAACCTAAGAAAACAGTAGTAAGTAAACTCAAAGAAAAAATCAAAGGAGCGAATCAAGAATGACAGTAGAGTACACAGTAACCACACCAGAGGTAAAAGAATTAAAAGAGATCGATATCAATATCAATGAGTTGGAGAAAGAGCTAGATAGTCTGGTTGAAAAGAGAGACAAGAAAGCTTCAGCAAAAGGTAAGTATAGTCTAGAAACATTCAAGGCTAACAAAGAAGCGAATAAGGATATTGAAGATCTTGAGAAGGTGATTGCCGAGGCGTACCAAGAACGTGCAGAGATTGCCGATAGTATTTATTTGAATTATATCAATCAGTTGAGAAATGAAACAAACCGAAAAGAAGCAGCGCTGTTATCTGAAACAAAAGAACTATTTGACAACAAGGGATTCGCTGAAGTAACTGCTCTATTGGGAACAGAAACCACTAGACTGCTTCAATTAAATGGTCAGTTAATCAAATCGCATAACAGCTCAATGAAACAACTTATAGATGTGTTGGGCATTAAGAACAAAAACATATTGGATAATGTCCAACGAGAATACTACAAAGGAGGATGGAGCTACGCCTCAGTGGTGGGTTCTTATTTCCATGATGTTAAACGATCAGTGAGTAACTACTTAGATGAAATCATTAGACTAAATGGCACGGCAAATAATAAATTTGAAATTAAAAATTAAATTAAATGATTAACGGTGTGGGATTGATTTATCCCCCCGTTATTTTTATAAAAAATAAATCGGTTAGGAATCGGGGATGGAACTCCGAAAAACACACAGGTCCATACACGGGAGGGGGGGCAAACATTGAAAAAGAAAACAAAAGAAGCACGAATAGCGGCTGAGAAAGAAAGACTAACAACATTGATGGACGGAGTACCCAGTAGTAGCGCTGAAGTAGTCAAAGGTTTGATTGAGCGAGTTTCATTTATGAATGTTACTTTGTCAGAACTTGAAGAAGATATCAATAAAAATGGGTCTATTGAACTTTTCAAGAATGGCAGCCAAGAATTTTACAAAGAATCGGCTTCAGTCAAGACATATAACACGATGATCAATAGATATACTGCCGCAGTTAAAGAATTGCTTAGATTGGTAGTCGAGAATGATAAAACAAAAATAGGAAGTCCAGAAGTAGATGAATTTATGAACTTTCTAACAACCAGAGAATGAGCGAGGGATAAAAATGAATAGATTAGAATTTTTGCGGGATAAGGCGGATAACATTTGGTATCAACACACGGTAAAAACTGACTTAGGAAAATCTTTTGAAACGATTTCTAATTTTAAAGAATTGCTTCGGAAGTTAAAAGCGATCGAGCGAGATTTAAGGCTGATCCAGAAGAAGAACAGTTCTAATCGAGAGTATATTAAAAGCTATTTTTCTTTGCTTTCTAAAAGAATGGAAATTTGTGAGTTCCTAATAAATGAATTTCAAGATAGAAATGAAGTAGATGGTGTGAAATACGATAAATTAATACAAGAAATGAAGAATAAACAAGATGAATTTCTTGCAATCAGAAGACAGAAAATGCAAAGGAGATGAGAGTAAAATATGGCAGGAAGTGTAAGAGAAACCGATGTTGTCTTGAATTTCAAGACAAATGGAGAAGTCAATTATTCTAAAACAATCAAGGGGATCAATCGTGAAATGAACTTAGCAGCAACTGAATTCAACAATCAGATGTCTGCTATGGATAAAAATGCGACTGCAACTGAGAAGTTGACAGTTACCAAAAAGAAATTAGAAACCCAGTTGACGCTTGCTGAAAAGCGTACTCAACTTTTGCGTGAACAATATGAAAAATCGGTTGAAGAAACCGGCAAGTATTCAGCAGAATCTGAAAAACTTTATAAGAAGATGCTTGAATCCGAAACGGGACAAAATAAATTAAAAGCCGCCTTGGATGAAACAAATGAAGCACTAAAAGAACAAGGTGATGTATCTATTGATACAGCCAAAAAGTTACAAAAAATTGAAGAAGCTGGCGAAAAGGTTTCAAATGTCGGCAAGAAGATGTCAGTAGGGGTTACAGCACCAATTCTGGCAGTTGGGGCTGCTGGTTTAGCTGCATTCTCAGAAGTTGATGAAGCTATGGACACTATTATACAAAAGACAGGCGCAACAGGCGATGTTGCTGATCGTTTGTCTACCTCGTTTGAAAACGTTGGCTCAAATACTCACTTAGAACTACAAACAGTCGGAGAAGCGATTGGTGAAGTCAATACTCAATTCGGGTTCATGGACAAAAAACTTGAAGATTCAACAGACTACCTATTGAAATATGCCGATATCAATAATACTGATGTCTCGCAAGCAGCAATTTATGCTAGACAATCAATCGAAGCTTATGAACTATCCTACGATGATTTAAACGATGTATTGGATGTTACTACCAAAACTTCCCAGAACACAGGACAATCAGTTGATGACCTTATGAAGAAGGCGATTGATGGTGCACCTCAAATCAAACAATTAGGATTGAGTTTCGATGAAGGGGTGACCTTAATTGGTAAATTTGAGCAAGCTGGGGTTGACTCAAGCACAATGTTAAGCAAGATGTCTAAAGCTTCAGTTGTTTACGCCAAAGACAATCTATCGTTACAAGACGGATTAAAGGGAACAATCGATTCAATACTGAATGCAAAAGACGAAACAGAAGCTTTGAGAATTGCTAATGAAGTATTTGGAAAAGGGTCAGATAAAATGGTTGACGCAATCAAACGAGGAACGTTCACCTTGGATGATTTAGCAAAAGTAGCAAAAGAAAGCGGCGGTACAGTGGCTGATACATTTGCAGAAACGGAAGATCCTATTGACGCGGCTAATCGTGCAATGAATAATGCGAAGTTTGCTTTAGCAGACGTCGGCGAATCCGTTCAAATCAGCTTATTGCCTTTCTTTGAAATGGCGATTGATGCTTTGAAGAGTTTTAAAGGCTGGTGGGATTCTCTGGATCAAGGTACGAAGACTTGGATTATTACACTCGCTGGTATAGCTGCAGTAATCGGACCAGCTTTGGTTGTCATAGGAACGCTTATGAGTTCCGTTACTAAGATCACCGCTGGGGTTAAAGATCTGGCCACTGTGTGGAGTGGGCTAGGCAAATTATTCGGATTATCTGGTGGATGGTTTGCCGTAGCTGTAATAGCAATAGCCGCATTAGTCGCTGGGCTAGTTTGGGCTTATAACAATGTTGAATGGTTTAGGAACGGTGTGAATGCATTCTTCCAAGGTGTTTCTGATATAGCGGTAGAAGTATTTAATTTTATGGGCGGATACATTAGCAATATTTTTGGAGGAATCATACAAAATTTCCAAAACTTTTTCGATGCAGGCAAGAGAATTTTCACCGGATTTATAGATTTTATAACTGGGATATTTACAGGTGATTGGGAACGAGCTTGGAACGGCGTTGTAAACATTTTCGGTGGTATATTAGATGGAATCGCTGCTATGGCGAAAATGCCACTGAACAATATGATCGGCTTGATTAATGGATTTTTAGGTGGTTTGAATAATATCAAGATTCCTAAATGGGTACCTGGTGTTGGCGGTAAAAGCTTCAACATTTCCACTTTGCCTTATTTGGCTGATGGCGGTCATGTATTAAATGGCCAAGCAATTGTTGGTGAAGCTGGTCCCGAATTGCTTACTAATAAGAACGGCAAAACGACCGTCACGCCACTATCAGATGCTGAGAAGCGTGAGGGAATCAGCGGCAAATACAAAGGCAATATCACCGTTGAGCAGCATAATCACTTTGGCAATATCGATGCAAACAACCCAAGCGAACTGAATAAATTGAATAGGAATATATCTAGAGCCAGCAAACAAGCGCTTGGCGGAATAGGAGGATAAATATAAGGCACCTAGCTTATCGGCTGGGTGTCTTTTTTTGTTGCAAATAAAGTTTGAATTTCGTATGTGTAAAGATGTATTATGTAATTGAGAAAGTAAAGAAGTACAAGGAGGGATTTTTATGAAGATTGGCATGAGAAAACCAAGCATAAAGAAATCAATTTCCGCCAGGACTACAGGGAAAGCAAAAAGAGCAGTGAAAAAGTCTGTCAATCCATTGTACGGCAAAAAAGGGATGGGGTTTGTTAAATCGCCTACCAAATCGGTAAAGAACAAAATTTATAAGAAAACTACATTTAGTTTTTGGGATTTGTTTAAGTGAGGGCTAGTAATTAATGAGAATTTTCAAAAGCCTATTATTTGGTATATTAGGCGGTTTGATTATTGTGATGTTTTTGTCACCAGCATTTAAAATCTTTCATACTTGTAGTTTGATATGTCCGAAACGTTTTTTGTATAAAAAAGTAAAAAAAGGAGTGTTAGAATGGGTGTTTTAGACAATATATCTCCACTAAAAGAGATCCTCATTGGTGTGAACAATGCAGAAGCGGTTGGAATGCTTATGGAATTGCAACAACAAGCCTATGCTATATTAGACGAAAATAGAGAGTTAAGATTGAAACTAGAGGAAATTGAAAGGTTAGATGAAATTTCGCACCAATTAACCTTTAAAAATGATGCTTACTTTTTACAAAATGACAAAGAACCGTATTGTGTAAAATGTTGGGATTCAAGTCGTCAATTAGTACATTTGACAAATTCAAGTAGAGCTATGACACGACATGGAAATAAGGTTTGTTCCAATTGCAAAAGTTATTTTAAAGTTGCCCCCAGCTAAAAAAGCTATCTAAAAACTATCTATTTGTAAAAATAGTTGTGAATATATGGATTTTAGAAGATAACTTTTAGAGATTTTTTTGTTGATATAACAGCATTTGTGCGTATTAAGATAGAAAATCGTTAAATGGAAGGGTCTGTGGGGTAATGGAATTGATTAAGCTAGAAATGCCTATTTGAAGGCGTTTCTGGCTTTTTTTGTTAGGACTTGAGGAAAGCAACATCA